TTTATGATTTCACCGAAAACGATTGAATTGTTAAAAGCTAAAGAAGAAAGAACGAAAGAACCAAATCCAGGATTTTTTGATGAAAATTTTAAAGTAGCCTATTTTGAAGATGGTGATTACCACCAAAGAATTCTAAGGGCGGGATATAAGGCAGGTAAGACGGCTTCTGCGCTTTTCTATCATTTTGGTTCAAGAACAATACATGTTGATGATGAATTATATACTTCTAATAAAAGATCTTATGAAGATAATCGTGCATATTTTAAACAGAAATGGGGATTTGATCCACATAATTCAGTAATTAATAATGATGATCCAATTCGTTTTAAATATAAAGGTCCTTTTCAACCATGAAAATAGATTTAATCATGCATAAATTGATAAATAGGCATTCTTGGCTTATTAATGAAGAAGGAATAGAATATTGTGCCATTTGTAAAATCCGTAATCCCAATTCTAATTCATATCAAATAGATCCACTTTCAACACCAATTTCAGCTAATCCTTCAGGAGGAAAAAGAAAAGATACTTTTAACTATAGAAAATCTTGAAAGAATGATTAAATTATTTAAATCTTGCTTAATAACATATAATGAAACCAAAAAATATGCAAAATTCAAATGAAAATAAAGTCAAAGGGAATATAGAACTAAGTAAAATTAAAATCTTAGTTTGGGGCGATTCTCCAACGGTAGCAACTGGATTTGGAACTGTCATTAGAGGAATTTTTACTGAATTAGCAAAAATTGGAAAATATGATATCGATATTATTGGAATAAATGACAGAGGTGGATGGAAAGATCCTCAACAATATCCTTTCAAAATCTATCCAGCCAAAATTGGTATTGAAGAAGCAGGCGATCTTTATGGCAGACCTAGATTGATTGCTGCACCCCTAGGAAGAGATACAGACTTAAAACCACCTTGGGATATAATCTTTACCTTAAATGATCCTTTTATTTTGGAACAGCCATTGCCTATATTTAAAGAAGGCACCCTAACTATTCTTAAACAAGAACAAGAAGCCCTTAAAAAACAAAAACAAGTCGATCCTAAATTTTGGTTCAAAATAATTTCTTATTGGCCAATTGATTCACCTTTAAAAGGTAATTGGATAGAAAAAGCTATTGCAGTTCCAGATTATTCTGTTGCTTATACACAATATGGAAAAAAACAAATCGAAAAAGCAGATTTAATACTTGATAAACCAACTAATATTAGTCCAAAAATTAAAGTGATTTATCATGGTATAAATCTAAAAAATTTTTATCCACTTCCTAAAGATAAAGTTCAACAGTTCAGAAAAGAATTTTTTGAAGATAAATTGAAACCTGATACTTTTCTTATTATTGTGGTGGCAAGAAATCAATTAAGAAAAGATCTTCCCAGAACAATGCAGATTTTTAAAGAATTCCAAAAAAGACGGCCAGATTCTTTCCTTTATTTTCATTGTCAAGAAAGTGATGTTTGGGGTTCTTTAAAAGAATATGCACGAAATTGGAATCTAAGACTTGGTGAAGATTGGGCTTATCCGGTAGGATTTTCTGCAAATATAGGTTTTCCAATTGAAGCCTTAAATTATATTTATAATTCAGCAGATTGTATTCTAAGCACATCATTAGGTGAAGGTTTTGGTTTCTATAATCTTGAAGGATTTGCTACAAAAAAGATTGTTATTGCACCAAACAATACAACACATTCAGAATTATTTGATTATGATGCTAATGAAGATATTTCTGATATGGATAAGCTTTATACGAAAGTTAGAGGTATTCCACTCAAATGTGGTAATTCTTTATCTGAATGGGCAACTTTCGGAGGTCAAGATTTTGAAAGGATACGACCATTAACAAATGTAGAAGATGCAGTAAAAAAGTTAATATGGGTTTATGATAATCAGGATAAGGTTGGACAGATAGTTGAAAGGGCTTATTCTTGGGTTCAAAACTATACTTGGGAAAATATTGCTAAGCAATGGGATGAATTATTTCAACAAGTTTATAAGGAATTAGAAAATGAAAGAAATAAAACTAAATTTAATTCCATTAAAGAAATTAGATCCAAATCCCCTAAATCCAAATGAGCTTAATGAGAATTATTTTGAAAAGCTCAAATTTCATATTCAGCGAAGTAATCGTTATCCTGCTTTAATTGTTAGACCTAAAGGAAATCGTTATGAGATAATTGATGGTTATTATCGTTATCTCATTTTAAAAGAATTGGGGAAAACTGAGGCTAAATGTGAAATATGGGATGTTAATGATAAAGAAACAAAAATTCTCCTTGCTACATTAAATAGATTAAAAGGTGTGGATGATACCAAGAAAAGAGCAATTTTAATTAGAGATTTATCTGAAGATTTTTTGAAAGAAGAATTATTTCAATTATTACCAGAATCGCAAAGAACAATTGATAGTTTTATTAAATTAGCAGAAAAAGAAATATTAGAATTGGAAGATGAAAAAGGAATAATAGAACAGCAATTGAATCAAAGTGGGATTGATGCTGAATTGGCTAAACAGATGGCAGATCTCTATCAACTGCCAGGCACTAAAGCAATTCTTAAATTTGTTTTCGATAACGAACAAGATTATAATAAAGCTATTAAATATTTTGGTAAAAAAGGTGATACCAAAAAATTAATAACTTTGCTTAATAATGCGAAAATATAATTGGGAAAAATTAAAAGCAGAATTTTTTACTGGTGAATGGTTGACAATCAAAAGTTTTTTTAGGGATAAAGGAATACCTACAAGTCCTGTTTATCCACAAGTAAAAGGATGGGCAGAAGAAAAAAAGAAACAGCAAAAAAGTGCTTTAATGGCAGCGGCAGAGAATCTACTTCAACAAGATATTGTTAATATTCAAGCAATTAGGCTAAGGCAAGCAAGGACTGCTCGATTTTTACAATTAAAAGGCGCAAAAGCTTTAGAAAACAAAGAGGCAGAAACAGTTGATGATGCAAGGAAATTGATAGTTTCAGGATTAGAAGAAGAACGAAGATCTTTGGGAATGGAAGGTGGCATAACTAAACAGACTTTGACTCAAATTAATATTAATCCTAAAACCAATTTAGATAAACTAATAGAAAAATTAGATTATGAAGGAATTCTTGAACTTATTGCAGAACTTAAACGCCTCGGAACGGGAAGCACTTCTCCAAAAGTTATTGATGGTAGCACAGGAGAAGTTGAGAACAGAGAAATTATCTGATTATTTTACTTGGGTTAGGGCAATTTGGCTTACTGCTAGAGGCACTCCATTAGACTTCATGAGTCGAAAATATCTTGTTGATATATATAGGGATCAATATCCCAATATAGTTTATATGAAAGCTTCTCAATTAGGAATTTCAGAAAGATTAATTTCTGAATCGGTATGGATAGCAGATCAATTAAAAATGAATGTTTTATATACCTTTCCGACTCAAGTTCATCTTCAAGATTTTGTTCAAGCAAGATTAAATCCGGTTTTAACAAATTCAGAATATCTAAGAACTCAGATTGATTCTGGTGAAGATAAAAGGGTTGAAAAATTGGGGTTAAAGAGAATTGGAAAAGGATATATTTATTTTCGAGGAAGTCAAAATGAAAAACAGATTGTTACTATTGATGCTGACTGTATTATTATTGACGAGAGAGACAGATTTGATGAAAACAATGTTCCCTATATTGAAAAAAGACTTTTAGCGTCTAAATTAAAATGGAGGCGTGAAGCGTCAACTCCTACCTTGCCAGGAAAATATATCCATAGTTCATATCTTGCAAGTGATCAAAGAGTGTGGCAAATTCCTTGTCGGAAATGCGGAACTTGGCAAGAATTAGATTTCTTTAAAAATGTTGATTTAAGAAAAAGAATAATACGATGTTATAAATGTAAAAAACCATTAAATCGATTTGTTCAAGGAAAATGGACTATCACTAATCCTAAAAGTAAAATTCATGGTTACAAAATTAATGGTTTATATAATCCTACTATTACTATTGCAGAAATTGTTACAAAATATAGAAGAGCACAGCTTACTGGTTTTTCAGCACTTCAACAATTTTATAATCAAGATTTAGGTTTACCTTATGAAGCAACAGGACAGAAGATTCAGGTTAGCGAACTTGATGCCTGTAAAAAAGATTATATGATTCCTATTACTGGTTTGAAGGGATGTTATGCTGGCGTTGATATTGGTGTTGAATATCATCATGTAATAGTAATTGAAAAAATGCCTAATGCAATGCGTTTAATTTGGGCAGGAACAATTAAAAATTTTTTTGGTCCTTATGATAGTTTAGAAGCAATAATGAATCAATATGATATTAAATTAATGGTGATTGATAAAAAACCGGAAACAACAAAAGTTAAAGAATTAATGGATAAATTTCCAGGAAAAGTATATGCAGTTGATTATCCAATGATGAAATTCTCTGTTCAAGATTATTTTCAGTGGGATGATATTAAATTTGAATTAAGACTTGACAGAACAATTTCATTGGATTATCTTATAAGTGATATTCAAAATCAAAGATTGGAACTACCACAGAATATCAATATGGTCGAAGATTTTTATGACCATATTAGAGCGGAAGAAAGGATTACGGAAAAAAATAAAAGAACTGGAACGGAAGTCGCTATGTGGATTGAGAAGGGCGCAGACCATTATCTGCATGCGTTGAATTATGCAAGAATGGCTCAATTACGTGACATAACTGGTCAGGCGTTACTTGATTATTATGCTAAGCCGCAAGAAGGGCTTACACCGAGTTTTATAGACTGGTTGAGAATAACCGGAGAACGCATATTCTAAAATTATGGCAATTTGGGATTCTTTATTACGTCGGCTTATTAATCCCATTGTCAATGAATCAATTAATAAAGAATTTAAAGAATTAAAAGAAGAAAAAATTGAAAAGGGATTAGTATCACAAATCACCCAATGGGGTGCTTATCCTATCATAGAAGGGACAGCTCCTGTTTATAAAATATTTCCCCGTGGTGTTCAATGGAAAACTCTTCGTGATTTTTCATTCCTTTATCCAGTTTTAAGAGCTTGTATTAATTATCGTAAAAGACAAATTTCACAATTAGCTTGGGATATTACTTCTAAAGAAGTTGTACCAGATAAAGATACAAAAGAAAAATATAAAAAAGATATAGAAGAAATTAAAAATTTTTTTCGATATCCTGCTGGCGATAAAACAATGTCTTTTAGAACTTTTCTTAATAAGATTCTTGAAGATCTTGTGGTTCTAGATGCAGTTGCTATTTATAGAAGAGAAAATAGGAAAGGAGGTTTATATGGTTATTTGCCGATTGATGCTTCGACAATCGAAATTATGCTTTATCAAGATGGAACAACACCAATACCACCGGATACTGCTTATCAACAAAAAATAAGCGGAATGGTTAAAGAAAAATTAACTACTGATGAACTTATTTATAAAGAAATGAATCCACGGTCAGATTCACCTTATGGATTAAGTCCAGTTGAGGCTTTAATTATTGTTGTAACTACTGCTTTAAAACTTAGTGCTTATAATCTTGCTTATTTGACAGAAGGAAATGTTCCTGAAGGTTTTGTAGAACTTCCTAAAGATATTGCTTCAAATGCTGATCAACTTAATATTTGGCAAGAAAAATGGGATACTATGTTTTCTGGAGATCCAAGATTCCAAAGAAAAATTAAATTTCTACCTGAAGGAATGAAATGGCATCCGACTAAAAAAGCTGAAGATTTACAATTTGAAAGATTTGAAAAATGGCTTCTTTTGCAAACATGTTCAGTAATGGAAGTTCCACCCCAAGCAATTGGTTTTCAATTTGAAAGAGGAAAAGGAGCAACAGAAGCTGAGTGGGAAATTGGAAAAGAACGAGGTATGTTTCCTTTAGCCAATTTCTTAAAGGAATTGTTTGACCAAATAATTCAAGAAGATCTTGGACAACCACATTTAGAATTTGTTTGGACAAATATTAATCCAACAAATAAAAAAGAAGAAGCTGATGTTTTCAATGTTCTAGTCCGAACAGGGGCGGTTTCAGTTGATGAATGGCGATTAGGTGAAGGGCTTGATTCAATTGGTTGCCCACATTATATAATGACTCCTATTGGTCCTATTTTTGTTAAGGATTTAGTTTCGCAATCGGAAGCTGGACAAAAACCTTATTTACCATATAAACCACAGATTCCACAAAATGTTCCACAGAAAATTAAACAAATTACTAGAGGTGAAATAGCCGAAGAATTAAAAAGATGGAAAAAGGTTGTTGCCAATGATTTTAAACAAGGCAAATCATTTAGAGAATTTAAAACTGATTTAATTGATATTAGAACGCAAGGATTAATTAAAAATGGACTTAAAACAATAAAAACAAAAGAAGATTTAGATCAATTATTTTCTCCTTTTATAGCACAAGAAAATCAAATTATTTCTGCTATGCTCGATCTTTATGATGAAGTTAATGATATAACTGGTTATAAAGAATCGGATTTCGGACCCGAAAATGAATTTACAACAACTCAAAAAAGTCCAACAAGCAATTGAATCCTTCTTCTACAAAATTCGCTTTAATATTGGACTTTATAATTTATTGCATAATAAAAATTTCTATGATTTTCAAAATAAAATTAATGATGCTTTGAAAAAACAAATTCTATATTTTGCTAAAGTTGAAAAGATTAATGATATCATTGGTTTTGAAAAAGCGGTTAAGGAATTAACTGAAAAAGATCTTTTAACAAAAATCAAAAAACTATGGATCCCCTTAACTGCCTTCATTGGTATTCCTATTTTGAATTCTTATCTAAGATGGGCGGCTGAAAAAGGAGGGCAAATAGGATTGGATAAACTCAAAATTGATAAAAAATTTAAATTAGTTAATGAAAAAATTCTTGAGTTAGTGGAAAAAAGAACAAAAGAATCAATTAAATTAATTGATGGAACAACCCAAGATTGGATTGCTCGAACAATAGAACAAGGATTAAGAGATAATCTTTCACATATAGAAATTGCAAAATTATTACGAAATAATGCTATACAATCAGCAAAAGAAAGATCAACTTTAATTGCTGAACAAGAAGCAGCCTTAATGATAGGCGAACTTGAAACTGAAGTATATAAAAAAAATGGAATCGAATTTTATAAATGGATAACTAGCCGAGATGAATTAGTATGCTTAGACTGTATGGCAAATGAAGAAGCAGGGGAAGTAAAAGTTGGTGAAGTTTTTCCTGGAGGAGTATTAACTACTCCACAACATCAACGCTGTCGTTGTATGATAATGCCAGTACTATCTAAAACAATAGAAATAACATGGACGGGACAATAGGACAATTAGAAGAATTACCAGAAGTTCCAATCAAAAAAAGTTTAAAAGCTTTTTATTTTGATTTCTTACGGGATCTTAAAGATTATCTACCAGAATTTGTTAAAGAATCTGTAGTTGAATTATGTATTAGCGAATTACCCATAAAAGGTGAAGTCAAATTATTTGATGGATTTACTCAAGGAAAAGTAACAATTAAAAACCAGGGAAATGTTTCTTGTTATATTACTACAGCAGGTCGGGGT